AATTAGCCAAACGTCAATCCAATTAATTTTTATCTATGGACTTCAAATTACCACTTGCAGTTTTCTCACAAACAGAAGAAGACCACAAAAAGCGTTATAAGGAGAACTACGATTCTTCTAAAAACTATCCTAAGTATTCTGGCGTTATGCAGATTACAGAGGCAGATATTATCAAGTTATGTACATATGTACAAAAAGCAAAGCCAGAGCATAGCGACTTTCATGGCGAAGGTGTAGTAACTATTAGAGCTACAGGCTACCTCAATGAAAGTAAGCAAGGTAAAAAATATATTGGTCTTAGCCTAGAGCCTGATTACAAGACAATGAAAGCTATCGAAGAAGCCGATGCTAATGAGTCACCAGCACCTAGAACAGTTGACAAAAAAGAAGAGGAGTTTCCTTTTTAATATTGGGGGGCTATAAGGGTTTTTGGTGAGTTTTTCTCTTATGTAAGCCCCCTCACTTTTAGTAGATTTTAAGCCAAATTAAGCTAAAATAGAATGAAATTATCCTTATCTATGCCTTTAACATTTAACAGTAAACAAATTGATAAAGTTGTTTCTATAGATGATGTCGGGTCTTTATCCAATCCAGAAGTTTTGTTGTTAAAAGATGAATTAATGACAGCTATAAAAAGTATGGATGATTATATTAAGAAATTTAAACAAGAAAAGCAAGAAGCTTATGATAAAGATTGGCATCAAAAAGTAAGACGTAAACAACAGGTATGCAAAGCATTTTTGTCGCAACTTATAAGTTTAGATCACGATGAAAGCTTGTTTAGGTCTATTTATGATAAACATTTCTCGAAAATTATTTTAGAATATATAGATAGAAACGAGTTTAGGACTATCCACGATAAAGCACGTTCTTTAGCTATTGCTGAATTAGAAAAAATAACATGACTCCAAAATATACAAACGGAAAAAGAAGTAACAGATCAGAGTTAAAACTTCAAAAACTTAAGGAAAACAGATTAGAAGAATATGCAAAACAATTAGATAAAGATATTAGAGGCTACGATCATATTATCGAATATGCAGATAATCATACTGCAAGTCTTCGTAGTGATTGGGTTGATGAAAATATTAGAACTATTATTATAAAACATAATTATAAAGTTAATAAAGTTGCAAAGATGCTCGTGAGAGACTTTAGCAAAGATGAACAGGAGGCAGCCGAAAATGCAATCTCAGAATTTTAGAGATAAAGAATTACTGGCAATGACACCTGATATGGAAGGTGTTACAAGACCTCAAAAAGATAAAAAAACAAAAAAATTTACATTTATTGTTAAAGGAGTTGGAATAGGAACAGCACCAATGAAAATATCTACATTTGCAGAGACACAAACTAAAGCTGTTAAATATATTAAAGCTAGATGGAAAGATTGTAGTTACGAATTGATATGACCAAGAAAGAAAAAATAGAAGCTGCTAAGAAACGAATAGCAGAATTAGAAAAATTAATTCTGTGTTGGCAGCAAAAATAAATCTTGTATGTCACACATTTAGTCTCCAAAGGTAATTTTGGAGTTCAGCCCATATATTATGGTCTTACATATAAATTCAAAGGATGGTTTTATGACGGAAAAGTTGTCTATCTCAGCAGAACATTTGAGACACGATCAGAAGCACAGGCAGCAGCAGAAAGACTTAGGGCAGATTATATGTTGCGGTAATCATGTATTTAGGGTTATAAATGGTACAAGATATTGGCTTAGTACACCACCTGATGACTACGAAGCATAAAACAAATGGCTTCTCTTAGATACCATGCTGGTCGCATGGTTTTATATGAAGAAGAACCGACAGTTTGGCGAGTAAAAATTAAAACAAAAAAAGGAAAGCTAAATTTACCTTTACAAGCGAAAGAATTAGAACCAGCACTTATAGAAGCAGAATATTTATATGCAGATGCAAGATGTATAAGTAGAAATCATCCTCTATGTATAGATTGCATCCACCACCTAGTAATAAAAGCAGAATGTGGTCTTGGGATGCCAGAAGGTAAAGCTAGCGGGGGAGTTTGGGCGAAGGATTGCGCTTATTTTTGGGAGAGGAAGATTTAGGATCTATCTTATCTATATGATCGCCAGCTTGGTTTATTATTTTTACTAATCTATAGTTTTCTTTTGCAAAGGCACTTATAAGATCTGGTATGTCGTTAGGGTCTAGTGTTTGTATAATATGACGTAAAAATATTTCAACGTGTAATTCTTCTTCTAATGTAACGTCAGCTAAAACCCAAGGCTCAACTTTGCGCCTTTTTTTGGCTTGTTTGTTAAACCAGTTAGACCAAGGCAATACAAGTTTCATTACAAGTCCCTCCAATCACACACTAGCGTACTGGTCTAATAAGGCAACAAAGCTATACTTGGCTTAGTTACACTTAATCATCATGCCAATGGGAAAAGGTTCTTACGGAAGTAAGGTAGGAAGACCTAAAAAGAAAAAGAAGAAAAAGTAATTTATCTACCCGGAAACAAAGCTTTTTCTAACATATCGCAAAGGCGATCATCAACTGTGTTATCACTTTTTTTAACCATAGCTCGTACTATATCAAGTGCGAGTTTTTTTATTGCTTTACCACGAAGGAAGGCAAAAAGGATAGGCTCAATAACTTTTAGCATTGTTTTTATTGTGTTGCTAGATTTATAGTAGCTCACTCCTCACACTTAGAGCTATAGCCTCTTCTGCTGGTCATAAAGGAAGGGGTCTTTTTTTTATGGTCTTGCATAAATCCAACCAGTTACTATGTACTTAGGAACTTTTGTTGTATAGCCACGATGAACATAAGTCCAAGTTGCAGGGAAAAATAATATGCTTCCGACTTTAGGTTGTATTCTTGTACCGTCAATAAATTCTGTCCAGCCACCATCTTCTTCTTTTATTGTATTCATATACCAGATGTAAGTATAAATTCTAGACCATCCTTCGTGCATACACCAATCGTGATGCCAATTATAGAACCCATTAGGTTCATACTTTTGTACCTTATATCCTGTATCTTTTACTTGGTATCCATCGGAAGGATGTAGATTCCATTTTCCTTTAGAAGTCTTTTGTAGATAAATTTCATATTCATATAATGCTTTACCTAAAGCTTTATATAAAATCTCATCTTCTTCTCTCCATGCAATCCTATGTGTAATAGTAGTGTCTATCGTTATTTTTAAGTCTTTATCAATTCTAGGGTTGTTTTGATCTACTTTCCCTGCTTTTCTGTAAGGATCAGTTTCAAATTTATTAAGAACTTGATTACAAAAATCTTGTGTTAATGATTCTTCTTTTACCCAAATTAAATCTTTAAACACTAACTACCTTCTTGGCTTAATCTCTACAACTGCAAGTTCTACTTCTTTTAACCGATGAAATACCTCTTTCATATCATCGTGCATATCATCTATTTTTGTTGTTAACAATTCTATTGCTGTGGTATTTCGCACGAGATCATCTCTTGATTGTCTACCTCTATAAGATATTGATCCTACAGATACAAAACAAGCTGTTAATAATGCCCCACCTACTGCTGCAACTACCTCTACCACTTTACGAGTCCTCGATCTATGCCTATTATACAGAAAAACCCTATGGAAAAAGAAAAAATCAAAGATATACCACAAAAGAATAAACAAATAGAAGATGAGAAGCCTGACTATCAGGAGAAAATTACCTTTTTAGTTTCTACTGTTGCACAGGCATTTATATTGACTTGGTGTTTATTAGTACTATCCCTTGGATATATCAAATTACCAAGTAGATTATTTGGTATTGATATACCAGATCAGCCTCGTGTTGATAGCACGTTTGCAGCCGGGCTTTTGGGAAACATTCTGGGTGGTTTAGGTATTAGTGTTAATGCAGCACAGGGGGCTAAGAAGAAAAAGAAAGAAGAAGAGAATGGTAATATTGGTAACTCCTCTAACGGCACACAAACTATAATAATAAAGCAACCATTAGAAATCGTCACAACAAAACCTGACGTAATCAAAGTTGATCCCACAAAAAAATGAAAAAGCTACTTCCATTTCTTTTTGCATTATCAGCAGCAACTCCAACTTATGCCGAGATCACAAGTAAATATGTAACTGCTGCATCATTTTCCATTGATTCACCTTATGTAATTACTAATGCTGCGCCATCAAGCTACAGCATAAGCGGAAACAATATCACCACATCTACAGGAACAGGGGATAGTGTAGTAACTAATGGCATAGGCGGACTAAATCTTGGAAGTCTTTCATCTGGTGTACCAGCTTTAATAAATACAAATAAATCCGTTACAACTGCTGGATCTGCCTTCTCTCTCAGCGAAAGTTATCAGGCTGGAGATGGATCTCAAAGTGCAATCACTCCATCAAGCGGTATTGCAACTCTTCCTGTTCTTGGAGGTACGACTACTGTAATCTCAGGAGGTACTTTAGGATCTGGTAGTATCAGTAGTTTATCAAGTGGGGTTCATTCTTGTTCGGGTGCTTTTGGATCAGGTACTAGCTGTTCTGTTTCCACTAGTGTAACTATAGAAATTGACTAAACTCTGGCTACTGCTAGTATTCATATACCCGATAAAGGTTGTTGCTACCCCGGTAGTGCCTCAGTTTAGATCCGGGTCGAGTACGACAAACTCGACTTCTGAATCTGTTATAAATGAAACTATAACTAGCTATCAGTATCGAACTGGTTATACGTTTAGCGTATCGGGTCACAATATAGAATCAACTGATATTAATGGTTACATTAATCCGACATCTACAAGTGTCAATGAACAAACTGTTGGAGGAGTAAACTTTACTTGGACTTCTTTAGACGGAACATCAAGCCCAAGGTGGCAAGTCGCAACACCAGGCAGTTCATTCAGTTTAGTAGAAAGCGTAATGGCGCCTGGTTTGGACACAGTAACCACAATCACAAGAACAATTACAACTTCTACAACAACAGAATCTACAAGTACCTTTGGGCAATAGCCTTTATATTATCACCTGCAAGAACATTAGCTAATACCACAGTTGCATCACCCTCGTCACAAAGTACAGGAGTCGTTAACAACAATGCCACAATGATAACCCCTTCTAGCCATCCACAATTTAGGATGTCGCAAGGTATTGTCTGTTCTTCTCCTACCCTCACTATTACTCCATACTTAACTGATGCGTGGAGCTTTAACCGCCCTATAGAAGAATATACTTATCAAGAAATATATGACGAGAATACTGGTGATGTAAAATATACGACTAAGACTCCTAGATTTGAAAAAGATAATTATAATTTAAATTACGGTATTTCGGCTCAAATAAGCATACCATTAGGAAAAGCCCCTGCTCTTTGCCACAAGGCTACTGAAGTAAATATAAATGCACAAAAGCTATTAGTAGAAAAAACAAGAATGGAGATGGAATTATATAGACTTAAAATATGTGGAGAACAAGCGCGTCTGGGCGTACAATTTACAGGGAAGTATGCAGTCACTTGCGAAGGAATAGTTGTTTCAATACCTCCAAACCAAGTTATACCTCATACACACAAAATTGACGTAAAACCATAAAAATAGCCCCTTCAGAATCGCCTGTAAGGGGCTTGTAAAAATGTTTGCTTATATTTATACCTTGGATTTTGGCTCTTTTGATTTACTTATCTTTGAAATAACCTGCTTAACTAACGGCCGTACAAGTTGTAAAACAAGGGGAGCAGATGCACCAACCAGAGCCAAACTAAATACCCCAACAAACTGAGGGGCAGAAGGTATGTACTGATCTTTGAACGGTACGTCTTCATAAAGAGTTATACATTCTTGTTTATTATCAGATAATTTATGACCAATAACACGTTCAATTTTTTTATCGTTACGAAAATCTCCTAAGCGCAAATCTTTTGAGCTAGGACATTCTGGGATTACAATGTCATTGTTTTCTTCTTCTTCTGGAATATTAGGAGTTTCAGTTTCTGGAATATTAGGTTCACTACTGTTTGAAGGTAAAGGTTCTTCTACAATTGTCATCTGATTAGGATTATAAACAGGAGGTATAAAACTAGGAAAGGTAAAATCGCATATTGTGTATACACCATTCGGATCTTCTAGCAATAAATTATGATTACCTGTATTTTTTATGTCTCTATGTCCATAAGTACAACCTGGCGGATTTATTTCTAAATATTGTGTCACGTTAGGAATATCAGGTTTGTATATCTCTGGAATAAATATTTCTGGAATATATATTTCTTGTATCTCAGTCATAGGCATTTCTTGGTAGATACACTTCTACATAAGCGAAACACTTTGGACAAGATAAGTTAGTGACCATAGAATACTGCGTGTCTTCTTCCAAGTCTTTATCCCCACCCCAAATTAATTCTGACTTGCAATGCCAACAATTCATTTTTTAAGTTTTGGTAATGCTGGTATTGATTCTCCAGTTGTAGAAGGTAGCGAGTTCCCTAATACATCAGGCATAAGTCCTTGCACATTACCTAAAACTTCATTCATAATTTTTGCTTTAAATTGTTCAGAAGTTACATACTTGAATGTAAAGAAACCACCGCCTAAGATTCCTAACACAAGGATCGTAGTTACGATAGTTAAAGCATCTAATACTTTTCTCATGGTTAAATTAGCAATTATTAGAGCCATGTCACTTATGACATTAGCTTCATTATTTTTAATTATAGGTCTATCTCCTCTCTACGTCACGATGGGTATAATTCACCGCCAAATGATCGAGAAGAAAAGTTAAGTTTTAGCTTGTTTTGCGTCTGAAGGTTTTATTTCCTGTTCTTGGTTTTTTGTAGATAATAATTGTGCCTGTGCATCTTTTACACCTAAGATTGCACCTTGATACCTGTCTTCATTTTTACAGGCGATCTCATAAGCACGTTTAGCTTCTTCTTTTTGAGTTTGAATAGCAATAAGCTGTTGTTCGTACTGCTTGATTAAATCATCTAGTGGGTTGGTCATTAGTCTGCCTCCTCTGGTGTATTTCCCTCTGCTACCCAAGCGAGGTACTCTTGGTAATCGCTGTTTGTTTCGTCTTTTGGAATATAAGCATTATCTTCTTTTCTTAAAATACAGGTGCTTTCTGTAGTTTCACCTGTTACTGGATCTGTATTATTTGCTAATAATTTGTAAGTGTAAGTCATAGTTTAAAGTTCTGCATCTAGTTTTGGGTTCTTTACATAAGCATTTTCAGCATTCATCTGTACTGACATTTGATATACGGTGTTATAAAGAGATAGTCCTGACGTTGTTCTAACATCAGTATAAGTAAAAGTTGGAGTTGCCCTCATTTTTACTGGTAACGAATAAAAAACAAAACCTGTACCACCACCATAAGCACCACCATAAAGAAAGATGCTTGATTCACCACCAAATGGCACTCTCCAATAATATCGTTGACACCTTAATAATTCATCTGTAAATGACCTATGCTCAAAATCTGTTGCCGAGCCTGATCCTGTATGATCTACTTCTAATTGAACTCCTGTAAGAAAAAAGTCATTTGAAGTACTATCCATTGCATTTACTTGTCCTACTGCTCTATTAGCATTTGTATCTGCACCCCAAGCAGTTTGTAATGTTCCACTATTATAAGTAGAACCAGCAACCAGCCAGAAATTTATATCCATTGATCTGGCATTATCATTATCTATTGTTCCTGTAGTGTCTGCTGGAAAGCTGATTGTATATCTATTCCAATTTGTGTCTGATATTGTGTAACTCTTGTTAACGTGTCTTGAACTATTATCGTGATCTATCAATTCAACTATATAAGTTCCTGTTTTTGTAGCTTTGGCATAAAAAGATAAAACAACTTTTTTTGCTGAAGATGTGCCTTTTTGCATATCTTGTAAATCTCGACCTTCAAAGCTATAACGTATTATAAAAAAATCACTTGCTGCTATTGATGTATCTGCTGTAGTGCAATCCCATTTCATAGAATTACCAAAACCATCTGGTGTATCTGTTGATTGAGATATAGCTACCTGCGCACCACAGCCATTAACAGTTTTAAATCTATCACAGGCAAAATAGCCTTCAGAACCAGTAGCAGATTGATCCCCTCTTTGATTAACAATCATCCCACCATTTATGACCTTGTTTCTATTACTTAGATTATTAGTAATATTCGCTGTACAAGTACCGTCATTGGCAAGACTTACAGCATCTCCTGATGCTCCTGTGTGCCTAATACTGTTGACAATTAATCTACTACTCATGGTTTAGGATTAGCGTCTTTAACCGCTTTGTTGTGTGCAGCAAAACTGCCTGTTGCGTCTAGTTTACCTGCAATAATATCGTCATACAACATTCCAAGCTGTTCACCAGTTGGTGCGTACGTTGTAGAACCATTTCTTGTCCTGTCACGTTTATATTTAGTAGCAGCTAATTCATCATCTATGGCTTTTCTTGCTGTATTTATTTTTGACTGAACAAGCTTAACAGAATTACCATCTTTATCAAACGCTCCAGCAGAGTCATCAATACTAACAACTGTACCTGCGTATGCTTTGTAAATAGCTTCGTGATCGAGTGCCATAGTGTTTTACTTTTAATTATAGGAGATAGCCATTAACCTGCTACCTCCATAGCTGTCATCATACTTACACCATAATAATTACCAGTTGCTCCAACAAATGAATTTATAGCTGAAGTACCAGAAGTAGTAGCCATCTGAATTTTATAAGTTATTTCTGAAGTAGTAGAAGGAGAGTCTAAAATTGACCAAGCTGTACTGTCTTGATAACTATGATCGTAATAACTATAAGCATGAGCATTATAATTTGTACCACTTGATGGTGTACCACTAGGTTGCTCGATAAATGTACTTCCTCTCAAAAGTCTAAAAAAGTTTACCGCATTATTCGCTGCTCCATTATAAATTTGAGTAGTTACTAATATTTTATTAGATGAGCTTGATGGTGTTATAGCAACAGTTAGTCCTGTAAGGTCTGTATATCCATTTGAGGCAACCTGTGCAGTAGTGAATCTATCTTTCTTAATTGTCTGTTTTACTTGAATAATATTACCTGCCTTCGGGTTAGTTGTTGTCAGTACCGTTCCATCGGCAGTTGTAGGTAACGTAATAATACGATCATCTCCTGTTGACGAAGGTGCTTGAAAACTTACTGAACCACCACCTGATGCTGCGTTTAATTTAATTTTTCCTGTCATGATTAACTAGGCTTTGGATTGTCAGTTTTTACCTTTTCACAGGCAGCATAATATGCCTCTAGTTTAGTCGAATCTCCTTTACTATTCCAGTACATAGCGTCAGCAAAATCTCCTAAAGATGGATATAAAGGCCGTCTTGTAGATTGATAAGCTATCGCAGCAGCTTCAGTATCTAGTGTTGCTCTTGCAGCATCTATTTTGCTTTGATCTAATTCAATTTTATTATCGTCTATATCATAAGCTGCATTTTCATCATCACAAATAC